GGCAGAGTAGCGTGTAATGAACGAGCATCCTCTAAGTAATCGAGGAGCCATGAGTTCTTAAAGATACGTTGGACTAAGTGCAAATGCACTCGATCTGACGCATCCTTCATGTCTAGCGTAGCTAGTCGTTTATCAATACTGCTACTGTACGCGAGTCTCTGATTAACATCTTGACGCGTAAAGCGTATAGAATGTTTAGTCAGTCTATGTCCTTCTATGGCTTTATATACATAATCCTTTACGGATTGCTGCATATATTGAACATGAGAAGGTTCTATAGCAATGACTCGTGGCGCCGTCTGTGTTTTAGGAACGAATACTACACGAACGGGGAGTTCTTCCCGAATTCGTAAATATTCGATCTCTTCTGCACATCCGGTACCTTCTCGTCTACTCCCGACTTCTGCTGCTGCTCCATAGTTGGGGTAGCAGTGTAGGTCGGACGGGAAGGTAAATTCCGATCTATGGTTCCACTTTCGGATACGATACCTCTCGTTAGAGAGATAACGATCTGCAGTGACACCAGGACCGTGATGACAGACAAGATCAAGTACATCAAGCTCAGGAAAAACCTCAGCCCAGATGATTCTTGAAATCTCGTCAAGGATAATATCCCTTCTCTCTACTTGAGAGGTCATCTCGCGGAGTTCGCCTTCTACTTCAAGAAAGTGTTCTATGGCCTTCAATTCACGCGAAGGCGTACAGCTGATCTTCTGTTTCTTAAAGAAACGGCAGATCTGCCTGATGAAAAATACAGCATCAGGACACGAATCTTGTCGTAGCATACCATCCATATCGAACACTCGTTTGAAGAAACCTCCGAGAAATCGGGGGAGCCTTCGATGCCGACTAAATTGAGTCGGACATTGGAACGATCCTGCCTCCAGGCCTCTTTCGAGAGCATCTGAAAGCAGAGGAAGGGTTAAAGTTAAGAACGATAACCCCTCGTGTTCAAATCGACGTAGTAAAGTTACTACGTCGCGTTCTACGGACAAGTCTAGGTCCATTTCTGCTTGACGCAGGATGGCCTCGACGAGCATGGTCGGTCTTTTCATCTACTCCTCCATTATTATGGGGTGGTAGAGACCGTCTAAGCTTGCTCCAATCAGTGGAAGATATCTTTATTGAGTGGAAAACTAATCATCCACCCAATCAGCGAAGCAATTAAGCTTCGCCGCCCAAGACCTTGTTATAGTTGGTTGAAGACAACCAAGTTTTCATGGCCTCGAGAAGATATCCGATCTCAACATCCGAAAAGACGCCATTACGTGGCTCATCAATAACGAGATACGTACTGACACCGGCCAGTGCATTCACAGCACTGATCGGATCTGCCGCAATTTTATCCTGCGACAGTCGGATTTCCCGACGAAACCGTTTGGCAGTAACATTCTGCTTTACGATA